TGTGTAAAACTTATATATATACTACACATATATTGACCTACGGGCTTATTTAGGGGTTGCCCTTTTTTAAAAAACGCAAAACGCAAAAACTAGGAAAATGAGCCTTGCCCCGACTTATCCACAGGCTTCAAAAAAATACGTAAATATACGTAAAAAAATTAAATTAACTATTGTAATGGGATAAAATATAATTATATATAATTATATATAATAACTAAGGGAGTGATTATATGTTTAAAAAAGAAATATTAAAAAAAGCAATTCAAAATAAATTCTTTTATGTTGAGTTTGTAAAAGCAGATAAAACAAAAAGAAAAATGACTTGCAAATTACCCACTAATGAAAAGTTTTTTGCTGGTGGTGAACTTCTTGGAAATCGTGAACATCTATTAGAGGTTTTAGATGTGAACATTTTAAAGAAGAATAAAGACAATCCAAGAAAGGCTTGGAGGTCTATTAACTTGACAACTTTAACAAGTCTAAAGATAGGTGGTAAAGAATGGATATAATTCAATCTGATGTTGTCTTTAAGTATGAAAACAACATTGAAATTATGTGGAATGGTTCGGCAACTTTCAATGTATTTGTAGATGGTAAAAATGTAAATTGCTTTACTGAATACGATATTAAAACAATTGATGAAGCTCAACAATCGGCTGACGAATGGTTAGCAATGGAGCTTGAAGAAGAAAAGTTGAGACACGCTGATGACTACTAAAAATATTAAGGCGCCTTTTAAGGCGCCTACTGAAAAAGAAAGAGAGTATATGTCATACTTGTTAAAGAAATGTTTGCCTAAAAACTATGACGGTAAGTCTTACAGCTGGGAAGAGTTTGAAAGGCGCCACAAGATTGTAGATTATCTCTACAATAGAAAGTTTGGAGAAAGGTTATGATTAAAAATATTAACAAGGGCGACGATAGTCGCCCTTACAAAAAGTGGCTTGAAAAGTTTTTCGTATCTTATGATAAGTGTCGAGAAAATTTAGATGATGTTAACGGGCTCAATATGGTTTACGATTTGCCTGGTGATATTTATATTAGGCTTAATATTTCCGCACTACTTATGATAAACTTATTGGCTGCAGCTTTGAGCTGCAGCTTTATTAATGAAAGGATAATTATGGAACAAATACTCCTGGATAAAGTTCAGATCCTAGAAGACCAGCTTAAAAGGACTGAAGACGCATGGCTCAAAAGAATTTGGGAAGATCACATAAATGATTTAATGCGTAAAGTCACAAGGATCAAGAAATAAAAAAGGGGGCATTGCCCCCTTTCTTTATGCTCTTAATTTTTCTAGAAGTTTAGCAACTGCCTTTTCATTGAAACCCCCAACATGCCATTCAGTTATAGCGTCTAACTCTAAGCCCTCGGCTTCACCTAAATAGTTTTTACCGTTCTTCCAATTGTAAAGAGTGGCAACTGTACCATCAGCAAATTCAAAAGCCCATTCAACATCTGTTTTATAGTTATCACCATTTGGGTCATGAGGTTCCCCGAATGTTTTTAGTAGCTGTTCATATGTTGCTTTTATATATCCTTGGAGAAAAGTTCCCCCATAATTTGTAGTCTTTTCCATAATCATTCCTTTCTTTAAATTATGTGTTGACTAATATCCCATAAAGTTTTATATGTCAATAAACATATTAACAAAGGAGTGAATATGCCTAACTGGACTTATAATAGTGTGATGTTTGAGGGTAATGAAAAACAACTCAACACACTAAAAAATATGTTGAAGTCAAATGATAATGATTTTGATTTCAATAATATTATTCCAATGCCAAAAAATATTTTTCGAGGCAACCTCGGTAGAGAGGAAGAAGAAAAGTATGGCGACAATAACTGGTATCGTTGGAGTATTGATAACTGGGGTACAAAGTGGAATGCTTGTAATACTGAAGTAGTAGATGATACAGGCAACCTTTTATACTATCGTTTTGAAACTGCGTGGGATTGTCCTCGACAAATTGCTTTAGCATTACTTCGAATGAAGAAAACAATTCTTAAAGATGTAGAAATATCTTGGGATTGTATTCATGAAGATGGAGCAGAAGAAGAAACAATAATTGAAAAGGGGGTGGATTATGAAATCGAAGAAACCCATAATTAAACATTATGGAGATGTAGGAGTTGACTCGGGTCAACTCCTCATCATTGATCCATGTTATCTAGAAGAATTCATGAAGCTTTATTCTTACGAAGACATTTGTAAGTATGAGGGCAACATGCAATTTAAATTGGGGCACGATGGTATAGCTTGTAAATTGGAAAGTTTTGGAGGCGATGGCTTTTTTGCAATTGATTCTGTAACTTTCCATAACAAGTATTCACCACCGTATTCTAAGTTCGTGCTAAATTTGTACGAATAATCACTCCTAGAGGATCACCCTTTTGGGTGATCCTTGCCTGGTTTATTCAAGCTGCAGATGTACTGTATAGAATATCGATCCTGCAGCTTGATTAAGCCGCAAGGCTCAAGCAGCTATATGTCCGACTGGCCAAGCCGAATTATAGCTGCAAGGCGCAAGATCCTGGCTTACTAATAGATCAGGATCAAGGCGCAAGATTTTATTTGACATTGTATGAGATTTATCTTATACAATATTAAAGGAGTAAATTATGTTAGATACTTTGATTAATAAATACTTGCCTGACTTCACTAAGAAGAAGATCAGCAAAGAAGAAGCTGCCGAGCAGCTCTACCAGGCGCTTTGCAAACAAGCAAAAGCGGTTGGACATGATCCAGCTTGGGAGGTTTCAAAACCTACACCTTACCCAAATGAGTGTACCCATACCGATGAGGAAAGATCAGGTATACAATACGAACAGCTCATGGTTACATATGAAGCTGGACCGCATGACTGGGGCGTGAGCTATTCTTTGAGCTCTCACCCTGAATCATACGACATGATGAACAACCCCCAGGACTGGTACCTGGAAACTCATTGGGGTTTTGATGTCGTCTTCACAGATAAATAAAGATCTTGGCCGCCAATTGGCGGCCTGGTTTAAGCGAGGGGAAGAGGTGAAAGAGAGAGACTCTCAAATAGATCATGAATCTAAGGAAACTAAACTTCCCCTCACCTAAGTCACATGGTCGATGAGCCAGGTCTCAAGGTCTGAAAAGTCACAAGGTTCAGGAAACAAGGCACAGGGTTCAAGGCTCAAGCCTTCTTTTGCAAGTCGCAAGGCACAAGATCCAGAATAAATCACAATGCCTCCTCGTCCGAGGGGGGTAGCCATGATAAATGAATGACCACCGTTCGTATTATGGCTCATATGCCATGATATTTGACCAGGAGATAGGCCAATCTTATTCCCCGTAGTCACCTTCAGCTCTATCCAAAACTGTCCTCGTTGCTTGTCTGTGATCTTGTAAACAGCAAGTATATCAGGAAGTCCTAACGGAGTGACAGCTTCTATTCTTGTTAAGGTGATTTTTGTAAACTTATTCTTGATTCTTTTCCAGAATCTCGTCTCTGGTTTCGTTGTCATTTATTTCTTCAAAACTCCCCTCAATAGACAATTTCTTGTCCATATCCTTTAATAATTTATCAACTTCATCTCGATTCAATTGGTCAATACTGCCATGCATTATTTCTTTTCGGTCAATATATAAACCTCCAACTTGACCTCTTGATTTCTCGGCCGTAACGGCTGCATTCCAATTACCCTTTTCTTCTGCACCTCTACTTAATTGATCTAGTCTTTTTAAATGCTTATGAAGATTAATTTCATATTTCTTTTCTTCTTGATTCCGCAGCTCACGGATATATTCAGCGCAACCAGGATGTCTGCGAAGTTCAGAAGCCTCTCTTGTTGCTCTGTTTTTAGAGTATCCTGCTGCGATCGCACATTCGGTTGCTGTCTTAGTATCACCCTCTTGAACAAACATTACACAAAATTTTATTTGTTTTGGTGTTAATTTATCTCTTAAAATGTCAATATTCATAAGGTTTTTATACATTATCTAGGGTTTTTATCAACAAGACACCTGTTTTTTAGGTGTCTTACTGCTGTCTTGTCATTTTTTTCTCTCAAAGCATTGAAATATATATACTTTTTCTATAACAAGACAGACAAGACGGACAAGACACCATATTTTTTTATTTTTTAATTAGTAAAATTATATTGAAAACATCTATAGTCTTGCTTTATAGGTTAATTGTTCAATACATAATTGTTCACTCCCTTTCCCCCTTGATATAAGCTTTCTTTATCGAGGGGGTTGTTTTTCATTTGACATCTATATTTATATGGGATAATTAGCATATAAAAAGGAGAACAATA